TACCCATTTGGGTCTTTTCTAGCGAAGTATCAGCTCTTAACTCAGCTAATTCTTCGTTTTGCTCTAATTTGTCCTCATGTTGGTTCTGATTCATCATAGCCTTCATTCTGTCCAAATTAATCCGTTCTTGACCTTCATTTTCTTTTCTTCTGTCATCCATAGCCTTAAGATCAAGTTCTCTTGCTTTTAATTTAGCAATTGGGTCATTTCCTAGTTGGCCCATAATCTTATTCTCTTCGTTCATGAATTCTTCAGTCATTTCTGCAATTAATTTTGCTTTTCTAGACTCCATAGACAATTGCATACCTAATAATTGCTGTTGCATCTGCATAAATTGTGGAGATTGTTGCATTTGTGGTCCTTGCATCATCATTTGTTGCATAGTTTGTTGCATTTGCATAGTTTGTGCAATTTCTTCTCTAAATTCTACTTCAATTTGCTCTTGTGCCATTAAACTTATGTGTTCAAAGATGTTTTTTTCTAATGCACCTAAAATCATCGGATTATTTCGTGCAATATTCGTTGACATAAAGTTTAAATGCGAAGTTATGTGTGCTTGATGGTCTTGACCTTTAAAAGCTTGGAAAGGTTTACCTGTCATAGCTAAAATATTCTCTTGTGCAGGGTCCATTGGTGCAGGTTGCTGCGGCGGAGGCAAGATTTTATCAATATCTCTTACTCCAATTGCGTTATACATAGCTCTGTACGCTTCATACAGGTTATGAATTTGCGGATTTGACTGTGCAAGTTGTAATTCTGTTTGCGCCATCGTAATTCTTTGCGCTTGTGAAAAAATATTTGGGTCAGCAACTGGTAAAATATCTACTTTGTCATCAAAATCTGTAACTTTTATATTTCTTTGACCACCAACTACGTCATATGGATACTCTGGAGGTAAATAAGTTTTAAAAATTTCAGCTAATAACTGAAATTCTTGTTTCATCGCCACATACAATCTCTTATGTATGGCTGACATGACCCTGGAGCCTCGCTCTAAGAGGGCAATAGTCGTTCCAACAGCTGCCTGCTGGTTGCCGTCACCGACTTGCATGTCAGCTATGGCGGCAAATCGTTGTCCTGCTTGTACCACTATACCCATCAACGACAATAAAGTCTGTGATGGTTCTTTAAATGGCAAAGGCATAAACGCATCTCTGATGTTTCCACCAGGTGCATCGACATCTCTGAACTCGCCGGGTTGTATAGACTGTGCTTCGTCTCTAACCCTGATACCACGCTGTTTAAATCCTGCAGGTAAGTTGCTTAAAGTACCTGCATCTAATAATTGTCTTAGAGCTGTTGTGGCAGTTCTTGATAAACCACCAATCATGTGTATTAAACCAAAACCATAAAAACCTAGTCCTGGTAAAAATTTAAAGTGTACAAAGTATTCAATCTTTTTTCTTAAAGGATCTTCTGCTTTGTAGTTTCTTCTTATTGCTAGAATTTCTCTAGATCCCATTTCTAATGTTACAATATAAGGTAGTTTAATTCCTGTCGGTTCTCCGTCTTGGCCTATATCTTCAAATCCTTCTAGATCTAAATCTAAATGACACTCTATAATAGAAAATACATCTTCTTGTCTTGTTTTTGTAACACCTTCTAATTCTCTTTCTTTTTTTTCAACTTCTGTTTCTTGATCATAACCAGGTTTAATATCTACGTCTCTGTAAAAACCATTAACCTGTTGTTTTCTTAAATCGTTCTCTGACATTTTTAACATATGACACACAGCTTCTGCATCTTCGATTGAAGTTGCTGTGTATGGTACAATTAAATCGTCAGCGGGTACGAATTTTGAAACGGCTCTACCTAAAAGTTCATCGTAATAAACTTTTTTAAAAGTAGAGCCACTTAGAGGGAGATAAAAAAGCATTTGATCGAACTCGGGTTCATACTCCTTCATCTTATCCATGAGCTGATAGTTCATGAAATCTTTTACTCTGACAGCTTGTTCTTCTTTAGCTCTGTCAGGTTTTCCCATGATCTGTGTGTGCACAGGTCCTGTTGCGGGAAGTAATTCTTTATAAGCTTGTGCTTGAAACTGTGTTACCGCTTCTGCAAGAACAGGATGCGTTGCACCCGAAGCCCCTTGAAACGGTTGTGTTGGGTTTTCATATTTAAACCCTAATAAATCTAATCCTTTAACGTATGAGTCTTCCCAGTCTTTTCTAGACTGTTTGTATTGCATGTAATTTTCGTAAAGTGTGGATGCTAAAGGACCTAAAACATCCTCTGGTAATAAATCAGCTAAGTTATCAAAGTGTGCACCTGTGCCTGCTTGATTAACTGCACCTGGCTCAAAATTAATTTCAGCACCACCATCATCGGTAGTTGTAACTTCTATATCATCAGGAGAAGGTACTCTATCCTCTGTAACTTCAGTCTCTGCTGCTGCAATTTCTTCTTCGCCCGGAACTTTTATTGTTTGCTCCACATTAGGAAGAGCTTTATCTATATTGTCGTCTGCCATTTATTTTCTCCGAGTTCTTGATTGTTTTAACTTGTTTTGTAGCAACATTCAAGCCTTGTGGGTTTGGTCCACTTCTAGGGGGAATTAAGTTGGTTTTAACGTGTTGCATATTTGCAACAAGTGTTTTGTTGATTTTACTCATCTTTGTTTAAAAGGTTATATAAGAACCCTTCTCCTTCTTTGTATTTTTTATATTGATCATACCCCTCATATCCTAAACTCAATGCAAGACCTGGAAGACCGAAAAATTTAGAAACTCCTCTAACTGCTGCAGGACTCATTCCTAGTCTCAATCCTTTTGCTAAAATACCTTGAGGATTCATTCCTCTTGTAGCTTCTCTTGTAAATCTTCCTGCAAATGCTGGAGCTAAATAATTAAATGGATTAGTCGCTATATCTTCTAAAGAGTCTCCTTCTCTAATTTGACTGGCTATGTTTATTGGTGTTGTAAGTGCCATGCCTAATGGTGTCGCAAATCCTGATAATGCTTTTCCAGCTGGACCTAGTGCTGCTCTTACCGGACCCATCGCAGCCCTGTCTTTAAATGGTAATCTTCTTGCTCTGTACACGGCTGCAGAACCAGGAACTGCAAGTCCTGCTGCAGCAAGTTCTCCACCTATACCAGCTTTACCTAAAGTATCTTCTTCAAACGTATCAACTAACATTGCTTTCATTTGGTTCTCGTCAGATAAATATGTATCCGGCTCATCGTTTCTAAATTGTTTAACCAAGGCTCCGGCACCCGCACCAACTCCTGCTGTAATTGCAAATGTTTTTCCTTTGCCTGCAAATTTTAAAAAAGCTGCTGCTGCGTTTTTAACTTTTGTCATTGCATTACTAGTCGCTGGAGCTTGATCAAAAACTTGTGCTGCTTTAACAGGATTGTTATCTATTGCTGCCGCACAATTTCCAGGAAGACCGCCACGAGATAAATAACTACAATATTCTAGTTGATCTTTTTTTGGTAAACTCTTAACTGTATTAACTAATTTTTTAAACGCATTGTATTCTTTTCCTGAAGTTATAAAATCTGAACCTGAAGTAACTTTTGGTAATCCTGGAACACGTTGTTTTCCAAAGCTTGCAAAAAATCTATTACTTTGTTTTATATTTTTATCTATATCAAATAAAAGATCTGGTCCTTTGACTTGAGAAACTAACGGAGTTGAATCTGTTATCTTAACAGTGTTTCCAAAATTAAATTTAAGACTTTTTAGATAGCCCCCTGTTCTTTCATTAAAATTATCTCTAAGTTCTTCTATCGCTAATTTAATTTCTGGTTTTTTTAATTTAGATGCAGCTTTATATTCTGTTACTAATTTAAGTAATGGTTTATCAAAAACTTCATATTTAGCTTGGTTAAATCTTCCTGGAACACGAGTTGCTTTTGCTATATAACTTTTTGGTAATTTAAGAGGGCCTGTTTCACCTAAAGCTCTAGCAATTTTATGTTCTAATTGTAAGGAACCTCCTTGAACAGCTTTTGATGTAAATAAACCAGGAAACTTTTCTTTTAATCTTTTTAAAATTGTGTTGTTATCATTTTGTAAAGATGTCAATTCTGTTTGAAAAAATCTTTTATCCGCTGCAGATGTTCTAGGATTTTTTATCTGCTCTTTTAAATGTTCTTGTAAATTAAATATTTTATGTACGTCTTTTAATTTTCTAGAAAAGTCAAAATTTAAATCTCTAAAAAAGTTTCTAATTATAGAGCCGCCTTTATCTGCACCAATTGATCTTGTAATTGTAAAATCTTTAACAAATTTTCTCATTACGTTTTTTTCTGCATCTGTAGGTTTATAATCAGAGTCAGTGTAAAACTTTGTAAGATATTCTCTTTGTTTGCTGTAATTAGGACTGTTAGCAAAAAACTGTGTTCCAATAATTTGACGAATAGCAGTTTTTATTCCATCAGGTTTTCTTTTTCCAAAAGGAGCCCCATAAACTTCAAATTCTCTTGGTATAGTAAATATTTTTGTTTTAGGATTAAAAAAAACAACTTTAGGGTCTATACTTTTAGCTACCGTATACTCAGGTTTATTAAAAATTTTATATAGTGCGTTTTCTACTTGAGTAAAAGTTTTATATTTTTTTTGTTTAGTTAATTTTTTAATTTCATCTACCAACTCTTGTGAAAATTTCATTTTTTGTTTCTTATAGTCAGCTAAAATTTGTTTTGATGCTGCTGATCTATTTTCTGGAAATTTTGCAATCTCTTCTTTATATTTTGATTTTAACTGTTTAAAGTAAGCAATGGCTCTTTTATAGCCGTCTGCAGTTTTAGGAAATTGCCTTGATTCTAAATAATT